AGAAAGCCAAGAAAGCTAAACGTAAAAAACAAATTGTTGATATTTGTATTAGCATCGGTTTGGGCGTTAGCGTTCTCTCAGCCATTGGCTTGGTAATATACATCTTCTATTGGCTCAGTAAACAGTAGGTCACCTATGTGGTTATTATTTGCAATCCTAATTCAGTCTGATAGCTACGCTGTCTATCCTCAAGGGCCATTTGCAACAATGGACGAGTGCTTTGAAGCCCGTGAGTATTTCATGGCAACAGCACCACAGCCTAAGATAAACTATGAAGCAGTGTGTGTACAGACGGATGTAACAGGAAATGCCTCATGATTGGGTTAGTCACAGCTATCACGGACTTGGCAGGTACATGGGTCAAGAGCAAGGCGGAATCAACCAAGGCCACCGCAGAGGCCAAAGCCACCGCACTGAAAACAGCGGCACAGTCCACAGCGGATTGGGAACGCATCATGGCCGAGTCATCCAAGAACTCGTGGAAAGACGAGTGGTTAACGATAGTATTCAGCATCCCCTTGATACTTGTCTTTATACCAAGCATGGTAGGACATATCCAAGCGGGGTTCAACGCATTGGCAACTTTGCCGATTTGGTATCATGAGATTCTCATGGTAATTGTACTGGCCTCATTCGGTGTCAAAGCCGGTAAAGGTCTTATGGAAACATTAAGGAAATAATCATGCCATTAAAAATTGTAGTTGATGGAAAGACTAAAAAGACTATCCCACCAAAGAAAAAACAACCGCCTAAAAAAAACTACGATCCTAAAAAAGGCTCACCTAACGCAGTTAAGTCTATGTCTGCAAAAACTCAAGGCAGTGGTAAAGCAAAAGCGATGCCTAAAATTAAGAGTAAACCAAACTCAGCGGCAAAAGGTTTTTATATGAAACCTAAAACTAAAGTTACTAAAAGAGGTAAGTAAGATGCCATTAGCAATTAAAGTTGACGGTAAAACTGTAAAGACTTTACCTCCAAAAAAGAAACACCGTGATCCGGGTGCAGATGATCGTATGAAAAAGTTTGAATCTTCTTTGCGTCAAACAATGGAGAAGCCTGCTAAAAAGAAACCATCTGCGTGCGGCCAAGGTTCTTGTTCATCTGCAAACATTAGAAATTATAAGTAATGCCTCTGAAGAAAGGTTCTAGTCAAAAGACAATCTCTAGCAACATACGCACAGAGATCAAAGCAGGTAAACCGAGGAAACAAGCTGTGGCAATTGCAATGAAGAAAGCAGGTAAGTCAACATTCAAACCATGTAAGGGATGCCCGAGTCCTGCCGCTTGTAAGAAAGCAGGTAAGTGCAAGAAGAAGGGTAAGTAATGCCAACAAAGAAAGACTCACGCCTCGCAAGAGCAGGTGTTAGTGGTTACAACAAACCAAAGCGTACTCCTAATCACCCTAAGAAGTCACACGTTGTAGTGGCTAAACAAGGTGATCAAGTAAAGACTATTCGGTTTGGTGAGCAAGGTGCTAAGACTGCAGGCAAGCCTAAAGCAGGTGAGTCTGAAGCAATGCGTAAGAAACGTGCATCATTTAAAGCTCGGCATGGACGCAACATTAGTAAAGGTAAAATGTCAGCGGCATACTGGGCTGATAAAGTTAAGTGGTAGGGGTTGACATTTGCACAAAAGTGTGCTATAATATTAATCTCTTAAGTAGGAAACGCAAATGACGTATCTTGAAATAGTAAACAATATTCTCAGACGCTTGAGAGAACGTACTGTCTCTACAGTAAACGAGACTGCGTATTCTACTCTGATTGGTGTGTTGATCAATGACGCAAAAGAAGAGTGTGAAAACGCTTGGAACTGGTCAGCACTACGTACTACGTTGTCAGCAACCACTGTGTCTGGTACATTCAACTACGAACTCAACGGCACTAAGAATAGATTTAAAGTGTTGGATGTTGTGAATGACACAAGCAACTTCTTTATGACCTATCGTACTGCAAGTGAGTTTAATAACTGGTTCTTGAATCAAACTCCTGCGTATGGAACACCTAGGTACTACTCATTCAATGGTATCTCTAGTGATGGTGATACGCAAGTAGATTTATATCCTATTCCTAATGGTGCATTTAACTTACGCTTTAACGTAATCATGCCTCAAGCAGAATTGACAGCAGATAGTAACGTACTACTAATTCCTGAAAAGCCAGTGCAAATGCTTGCGTATGCTAAAGCAGTCGAAGAGCGTGGTGAGGATGGCGGTGCTTCTGCAAACTCTGCCTACGCCACAGCACAACGTGTACTGAACGATGCAATTGCATTTGATTCAGCTAAACATCCTGAAGAAATTATCTGGACAGTATAAATGGCTACTCCCTTACAGTCAGCTAGTATTGCCGCACCGGGCTTCTTTGGATTAAACACCCAAGAGTCTGGTATTACGCTTGAGTCTGGCTTTGCACTACAAGCTACCAACTGTGTGATTGATAAGTTTGGACGCTTAGGTGCTAGAAAAGGTTGGCAATTTCTTGATGAGTCTACTGGTGTTGGTCTTCAAGGTATGCATCGGTTTATTGACATTGATGCAACTGAATACTTTGGTGCGTGGTCAAATACAAACTTTTATATTTACTCTGCAGGTACGCTTAACGCTATTACCTACTCAGGATCACAGTCAATTACTGAAGGTAACTGGCAAGCTGTTACATTAAACGATGCGGCGTACTTGTTCCAAAAGAACTATGAGCCATTGTACTTTGATACGGTTACTGGAACTATCTTAGATATCTCTGCATCTCCTTCAGCATCTGGTACACCGATTGAAGGTAACTGTGCATTGTCTGCGTATGGTCGAGTATGGACAGCAGATACAGCAACGAACACTACCACAGTTTACTGGACTGACTTGCTTGATCCTACTCGTTGGAACTCAGGCACAGCAGGTAGCTTAGATCTGTCAAGTATTCTTGTCAATGGTAATGACGAGATTATTGCATTAGGAGCGCACAACGGTTTCTTAATTATCTTCTGTAAGAACAACATTATTATCTTTGGCGACAGTGATACTGCTCAAACTTACCTTGACCCTACGACACTGCAACTGGTAGAAGTTATTAACGGTGTTGGTTGTATTGCAAGAGACAGCTTACAGAACACAGGTACAGATATTTTATTCTTGTCTGACTCAGGTTTGATGTCGTTAGGCCGAGTCATTCAAGAGAAGTCAACACCAATGCGTGACTTGTCAAAGAACGTGCGTGATGATCTTGTGCAGTTAATTGAATCTGAGACACCTGCTAATATTAAATCTACATACTCAGCAACAAACGCATTTTATTTACTTGCGTTTCCAACAACTAAACAAGTGTATTGTTTTGATATGCGTGCGCCATTAGAAGATGGATCGGCTCGTGTAACCATCTGGAACAACATGGAGTTTACTGAATGGCTTGGATTTGACGGTGAAATATACATGACTCATGCGGATGGGCTTGCTAGATATGCCGGATACCAAGACAATGGTCAGTCATATCGTATGGTGTACTTTACAAACTACTTTGATCTTGGTGCGGCATCGCAAACAAAGATACTCAAACGTCTGTCTATGACTGTCATTGGAGCCACAGGACAGGACTTTGTTGTTAAGTCAGGGTTCGACTACAGTGACCAGTACAACTCCTATCCACTAACAGTACGTACAGGTACAGTGTATGAGTATAACGTAGCTGAGTACAACATTGGTGAATACTCAGGCGGTACATTGGTTGACACAGTACGTGCTCCAGGATCTGGCAGTGGATCAGTATTACAATTAGGATTTGAAGCAGACCTTAACGGTGGTGCTTTGTCAATACAAAAGATGGATGTCTATGTTAAACAAGGTAGGACAATCTAATGAGTGCATATACTAAATCAACAGACTTTGCTTCTAAAGATGCATTGCTTACAGGTAACCCACTTAAGGTTGTCAAGGGTACAGAGATTGACGATGAGTTCAATGCAATTCAAACAGCAGTTAACTCTAAGGCAGACACTAACTCTCCTGCACTCTCTGGCACACCTACGGCCCCTACAGCTTCTGCAGGAACATCAACAACACAGATTGCAACAACAGCATTTGTTGATAATACTTATGCTCCTATTGCATCACCTACGTTGACGGGTACACCCTTAGCTCCAACAGCTACAGCAGGTACAGATACAACACAGATTGCTACCACTGCTTTTGTTACTGCCGCTGTTGATGCTATTCCAGACCTAGAGTATGCATCTCAAACAACCAAAGGTGGTGCAAGAATTTATATTTCTGGTGGTGATCTTTACATTTACACTCAGGACTAATCATGGCTATTGTCGTAAACGGTGCAGTATTAGATTGGTATCAAGAAGCAGTATATCTTAACGGTACTGCGGTAAGTACGCCTAATTCACCGGGAGATGTTTATTTTAACGGTACTCGTGTGTTTGGTCTGACCAGTCCTGCATTTAGCTCAGAGACTACACTGACTACATTAAACCTTGCTCCTGATTCTTCTGATATTGAAAACTGGGTATCTGGATTAACAACAGAAATTACAGATGCGTTTCATTCACACAGCTATGCTCAAGGGCCGGGGACAGATACAATCTATAGAATGTATTTAAAAGAAGGCTACCGATGGGTTACAGGTGATGGAACATTTGTAGGTAGCGCAAGCCCCGGAACTCAAGTTGATGCATACTCCGGTAAATCTGTCACAGGGTTTAATACATCACATAACGGTGGAGTAAGCGGCACACTACGTAGAGACGATGGCGTTTGATAAAAACACCAGTAGCAATACAACCTGCATACACGATTTACTTTGAACGGTTTGCAGATAGAACTTGGACTCACGCAGATGTACACAAGTGGACACCAAGTATTAAGAAAGAATTTAAACAAGTACATGGACTTTTACAGATGATGCATGGACAACCGTTTTTTTGTTTGACTGACAACCCCAAGTTGGAGAAGTTCGTGCAGTCTATTGGTTATAAATATATACAAACATTGTCATGTGATGACGGAATAGATAGACCTATGTGGAGATATACAAATGGGTAGCGCAGTAGGCTCAATTGCAGGGTCAGCTTTAGGA